CAGAACAAGACCAAGAGAACCAAGAACCATTAATACTAGTTCGAGCCATGGTGCCCATATCGGACGAGATATCGAATCCTGGTTCACAATCGTTTGCATGGCGGCCGCTTGTAGATGATGTGCCGACTTTAAGCCCTGAGGAGTTGGTATCTGAGACGCAAGGCCCTTCGCCGTTAGGCCCACAAGAACAGTACGACCTTGAAGATTCGGTAACTCATTGGACCCGTAGTTTATTTCCTTAAACTTATAATTAGGATTAATCCATATAGAACCATTAGAGTCAGTTGATAATATAAATGGTCTTAATATAATTTGTTCAATACCAGTTTCATTTACCTTTATAGTATAGGATTGTTTTTGGCCTATTACTCTTACAGCCTCTAGTGCAAATGATGGATATAACTCTTTATTAATTTGTGATATTAATGGGATTCTTCTTACTAGTCCATCAACTTCTGGCATACCATTTACAAGTCCGTGTCCCCACGCTCCCTGTTCTAGTTCTGGTAGATTAGTGATTAGGCCATTATATTTTATAGCCCACTCTAGCGGGTCTCCTGTACCGAATATAGCTGAACCCACATAAGGGGCTTTCGATGACTTACCAGAGTTATCTGCATCTTGTGCAAGTATAATACCATTGTCTTTTATCCATGAAGCAAATACTTCATCACCACCAAATCTATCAACTTCAGGAAACATAATTGTGAAACCAATCATACCTGCATTTGCATTTCTTAAATCAGAAATCATCTGTGCATATGTTGACCTAGGGAATGGGTACTGACCTAATTCAGCCAGAGTTTCTTCCGATATGTTTAGTAATATTATTTCTTTTGATTCGGTCTCTTCTATAGAACCAATGAATGAATCGAATGTATTTAATCTAAACTGCTGTACTAGTCCTGGGTCCAGAACTCTTAAAGTTATTAAAAGAATTCCTAGACCTATAGTAGTCCATATGGAAGTTAGGTATTTCATATGTATATATCTATGTATATTCCACGGCCGCCATTAGGAGTTCCATACTTATAACGAAGATATCGGCCATAGTTTTTCATCAGTCTTGTGTTACAGATACAGCACAACCACCTACTGTAATGCAGTTTTGAGTTAGAGTATATGTTTGGTTTGTGGTACTCATTTGTTTTAAGATTAAATCTGTTCCGTATAAACCGTCAATTGTTATGTTTGCATTGTGACTTGCATTGTTACCTTTTTGTCGGACAAATACATCATTATAATCATTATAGATTGTTAGGTTTAAGTTCTTATCACCATCGCTCTGTTGTTTAACCTGAACCTTATTACCATCTCCAGCCAAATGTAAATCAAAGCTATGACCTGTAGTAGACCCTTGGTTGGTTTGTTGGACTGCCATATCATTATTATCACCATAAAGAGTAATATCTACCTCATGGCCTCCTCCTTCATAACCATCAGCCCACCAAGTTAAATCTGTATCAGAATCAAGAGTATTCCATGCAACACCTTGGGCAACTTTCATTTGATTACTAGTACCACTTACTTCATCAAAGATTATTTTATTAATGCCGTCACTATCATTAACTTGTACTAAATACATTGATAAGCTTGATGCATTAATATATGAACCACTATCTTTCATTTCAATTCTATTATTATATCCTATCTGGTCAATACCTAACTGTAAATTATTACCCGACTGCTCGATACTAATAACATTGTCATCGGCATTTGCAATTAGTGGTAATAAAAGACCGGCCAATATAATAATAGGCCAAAACAGTATACTTATCCATATTAAAGCTTTCATTGAGTATTCTTCTATCTTATCTAGCATTTTAATTCACCTGATTTATATATATGAGGATGTCTTCACTATCGTTACCTGTTATTACTCCATTCCATGTTGGTGTAATAGTATCTAGTGTAAAGTTACCACCCGCCGCTAATTTTATTCTTATAATTCCATTTACGTTTCTATATAGTACTAAACTACCATCTTGCAAAAATACATTATATTGGGATTCATCATTAAATCCTCTTGCGGCTCCTTTGATATCAAACTCGCCTAATGTATCGAATAAGTCTTTTGAATCTAAAATATCCAATACGTCAATTAAATATTCAACATCCAATTCATCTATATCCAATTCAGTAAAATCTAAATCCGTTTCTTCTTCTAGTGCATCTTTCTCTAATTCATCAAACTCTAAAAAGTCTATATCTAAAAAACCTTTATCATCATTCTGTTCATCTGCCAATTCTTCCTGAATCTGGTCTTTCACTTCCTGTGGGGGTGAAACGATAAACATATTATCAATGGACGCTGGTGTGATTCCATTTATTTTAACTGGCCTTGTTGGTGCGCTATCTAAAGTACTCACCATTGTTGCTTGATAAACTTCGGTTAGAGTTACTACTCCACCTAAATTTTCTACCTCTATTTCACCCGATGGGTCACCATTCTCATCAGGTAATAATATAATTAAAGACCTTCCTAACTCATCTACTGTTGTGGTAAAGTCCGTACCTCTTATAGCAATGGATGCCGTAGGGGTAGATATATCAATATTAGCCTTATTAACCAAACCTAATCTACCCGAAGCAAACCTGGCTGTACCCATTGTGAACTTCATTGTCATTTTGGAAAGGGATGGGTCAGCATCATAATATACTTCGTCAATTAAGACTTCGGTGTGTTCTTTTAGAGATAACTGAGCCTTATCTAAAAACTCAATTAACATCTTACCCTTACCAGTTTCGGCAACGTCATTTAGTTGCACAGGTATATTATTTAATACCTTTATCTCTTCATTATTTCTTAGTATTTGCCCAACACCTATGGACTCTACAATACTCCCAATATCATCATCCGCAAAGGAATTTGATACCAGAAGTAATGTACTAAGAATCGCCGTTTGTATCTTGCTGATTAATTTGTATTGTTGCATTGTCTGATGTTATATCTAAATTAATTACTGCATTAGGTGAAACACAAGCAACACCTGCTCCAGTGGCACATGTACCACTAATTTGATTAATATCAATATCTGCACTATCGCCAACTAATTCAACGACCATTGATTGAGCTCCATCATTCTGCAATGTATTAATGTTATTACTATCTCCAGTAATATCAAAAGTCCATGTAGAATCATCTGCTTCAAAGTCTAGGTCGAATATATTAGAGCTACCAATTAAAATTAAATCCGCATCTAATCTTTCAGCACTATATACATAACCTTGGTCTAAATCAAATGTATTACTATCTCCAGTAATATCAAAGTTATAATCTGAATCGTCCGAACTACCGACATAGCCGATATTCCAGTCCACCTCGTTTGAATCTCCCAGTAATGAGAACGTCAAAGAAGATGAATCTAAGTCCAAAGGACCATAAATTAAATTCTGATTTCCGACCATATCAATATCAAATGTTAATGATGAACCAACGATAGTCATATCAGAACCAGATGATGAAAAATCATCTAATCCAATTTTGTTACCGTATCCGATTTGGTCAATATATAGAGTTAAAGTGTCACCACTTTGTTCTATCATAATCTCATTATCATCTGATGCTTGTGCAAAAAGAGAAGGAGTCAACAACAAGCTTAAACTTAAACTAATTAATGTTTTCTTCATTTTTCTTTTCCTCTATTGAGTGCCTTTCGTTTTTCCCATCATGTTGATGAGGATGTCTATGGCCCTCGGTTAAATTCCAGAACTTACGGTCATGACCCTGGTATATTAATTCAAGTACTCCTGCCTCTATGGCTGCTCGTACCGCATATGTCACACTCTCATTATTTCCCACTCCGTCCTCGTATTCAATTAGTTGTGTACCCTGTTCATAGAACCTGAATACATCACCACTTGAACCATAAGAAAGAACCGACTTCTTACTTTGGACGTTTAATAAAACTTCACCAGTTAAGACTGAAACTGCTCTAATTGCAACAGTTACTACATCTTTCCTATACATTCTACTATAACCAATACCAAGTGTCCTTGCGCCTCGGCCACCTGTTTCAGTATTTGTATCATAACCAATAATGCCACCTTCAATAATTATTCCAGCGAATAAAAGTGGACCCAATTCCTTTGCAGTGTTTCCTTGGCTCTTGGCCATGTCTTGTCTGCCGCTACGGATAATCTGTCTTTCTCTTACTAGATTATCAATACCTTGTCTTTCTGCTACTCTAAACCATGTACCGCCACCTGCAGTCTTAAGAGCATCTATTAACATTTCAGTACCACCTTGGGTAACTGCAGTAGAGAATGAAGCTATGTTATCTACTGATTTTCTTTGTCCAGTTAAATCTTTAAATGAATAAACTGCAACAACTGGTCTATCCTTTGCTGGTGGTAAATTTAATAAATCTACAAATGCAGGTAACTTAACAGCTGTAGGATGGTCAACACATATATACTTACGAGACTTAAATTGATTCCATAAGTATGGTTCATCATCAGCACATTTCTGTGGGTCTTTCGACCACTGCGGTATAGAAGCACAACCACTTAAAAATAAAATAGATATTAATAAAAGTCTAACCATCATCTGGGTCCTGACTAAAATTACCAGCACCTACTGGTATTTCTATGATAGTTTCGGAACCATCTTCTGTTATAATTGTCATTCTTATTACTTCTGAACCATCAGCATTAGTAATAACTTCGTATGTTACTGTAGAACCTTCTAATACAAATGAACCAAATCTAACAGAATCATCATTACTAAACATTGATTCTACTAGTTGTTTTGCCATCTGTGCATATATTCTACTCTCTAAGTTCCTAATAAACTTGGCCAATACACTATTATCTTCTTCTCTTTCTGCGGCCCTTCTTGCGGCTTCTAAAGCATCTTCTATTGCTTTCTTTCTAGTATGTTCAATATTATCTATGGTAAGATAATGGTTACCAGTACCAACTCCACTAAAGGATGGATTTTTAAACCCAAATTTTATTTCATCTGCCAATACTGGATATGATACTATAAATAATACCATAAGTAAAAGCACAATATTTCTAATCTTCATCATTATTTTCTTTCGCCTCATTAATAACTTGTTGTCTAGCTCTATATTCTAAAACTACATCAACTTTTTGTTGTAACCTAATTAAATCTTGGTCCAACATTCTTGTCTGGTCTATAACTCTTATAAGAGCTATATGCATTTCATCTAACTTTGGTTCTATATGTGTATTAATAAATGACCAAACATAGTAAATAAAATAACCCATCCCAACTGCCATCACAACAGGGAAACCATATTCAGATATTAACTGAGCAATATCCATTAGTCTCTCCTAGTATCTAGCTTTCCATCTTCTATAAAGTTTTCTGCCCTAGCTATTCTAGTAGTATCTGGTCTTAAATCTAACGCTGACGATACCAATAAATCTATTTTAATCATTTCATTACTCATTGTTCTACATCTATTCTCCAATGAATTAGCAAATATTGTTAGTGTAGTAATCTTATCTACTATACCTTCCATTATTTGTTTTATTACAATAAAGATAAATACTCCCATTACAAGAGAGCCTGCAATAGGTGCACCAACGTCCGCAATAAGTTTAAATACGTCTTCCATGTATCTATTTATAAGGCTTAGGCGCCCAGATGCTATAATCCCTCCAATTTCTTAGAGGGAAAATGCTTAGTGAGTTTGTGCTAGTTTAACAGCCTTTACACCAGTAATACTATTAGCTACTTCAAGAGTTTCTGTAATAGCCTTTCGAATATTTACAACTTCTCCAGTATTAACTGTTACTGAGCCTACTGTATTTGAACCTTCTTTAATGGTTACCAACTGTGCAGCGGCATTAGTGTTAAGGACTCTAACAAGTGAAGCACGTGATACATTAGAAGCAGTATTACTTAGTGCTACTTCTACTGCCTTTACTTTAATTGTCTCGGCCATTTTTTCTCCTATTATGAACTAACTAAATTTAGTTCTTCTAAACTTTTGTGCCAATCTGAGTATCTGAAAAGTCCTTGCTTTTCATGACACCAATACCAGCCCTTACTTTCTTGTTGCTCTTGTGGAATACTAGATTCTACCCTTAAAGGGCCTCTAGCCTTTTCATAAGTCTTTCGGCTCGTTTCGTTACCTGTTTGTGCCATCTTGAATCTCTGCCTTCTACAGCAGCCTCCTTCCAATCACCACACTGCAGCGCTGCATTGTGCTTTCTAAATTTACTTAAGCGCGTAAGTCCCATATTAAACATCATATTTGCCACTATTTGTTTTACTTCTTCTGGATATCCATCCCATCCTTCATGTAATGTTTTACAGTCAGCGATGACAGTCTGTACATCTTTCTCAAAGCAATCAACTGTTCGTTCTTCTGATACTGGAGTTCCAACAGGTTGCCCAAACTCTGGGTCTGTTTCGAGGACCAAGTGTCCAATTCCGAAAGTTGGGTAGCCCAGATGGTCTTTATAAATCTCGTTAACCTTACCTTCATCAAATGTCAATTGCTCCCTTAACTGGTCAATATCAATATCTTTATTTTTTCTTCCGAATAACATTTTCTTTCCTTTTCTTTTTGTTATTTATCTTATTATTTATCTCAAACAATAATCTTTCTTTTTCGACAACCTGCCAAAACTTCTTATCTACTTCTTCAAACATATTTTTATTTATATCATCCATTATACTATTCCAGTAAATTTAAAGTATTGGTCACCATTAGTTGATGGAGTTCCACTATTACCCATATAGGCACTTAGTGGATGTGTAACTCCCAAATTGGCCATATTCCAAAACCAATATGCCTCAGAATAGCCCGTATAGTTACTATTACCAAAGGAGCTTGCAGCTGTTCTATTAAATGTGAATGTTGGACTACCACTATCATTTGACTGGTCAGCATAGTACTCTATTGCAGTAAATCCTGAATTTGATAATGAAGTTGTGCCAGTACTTCCAGTGCGTTTCATATATAAAACGAAGCTATTAGCATTAGTGCTGTTAATCCCAAACCAACCAACTCTGGTACATATTAAATTTGTGCTTGAGCAACTTCTTCCACCAAATGTAATATTATTGCCTTCAACAATAGTATCATCATCAATAGTACCACCTTGGCCTGAAACTGAAGGATTTGCAGTATATTCTGAAGTATAAGAAGTAACGTACTGACTAGCAAAAACCACATAATCGGGCTGTACAACCATATCATATAATACTTCTGCACTTTTTCCATAAAAGTCAGCTAATTCGATTTCACCTGAAGCTACTCCAGCAAGGGTTCTAAAGTTTGCATCATTAAGAGTATATTGTCCTGGGCCGCCTATATCAAGTTCGGTAACGATATCTCCCATCGCAATCTGGCCTGAAGTTTGTAATGGCATTTATTACGCCTCTTCTCTTGTATAAGCCTTAATATGAGTAAACGCACGAGTAGTTGTATTATATACACAACCCCAAATCATTAATTTTGGTTTAATACTTGAGTCACTAATATTATAGGGAAATGTGTACGAATTTTCAGTACACCATTCTTGCATTGCATCTGCATCAGCTAAGAAATATACATCAACATGTTCATTTACATTATTGGACTTATCATGTATTCTAGCATAGAAGTGATAATCACCCATAGGTAAGTTACTTGATACATTAGTATAAGTAACATCATCTACTCTTAACATTTCTTCAGCAGGAATAACAAACTTAGCCAATACTTCTTCTGTAGTCTTATCAAACTTTAAACCATACCATGGCATATATTGTTCATAACTTGCACCAAATGTTGTTTTAATTTCATCAGATGGTTCTTCAAAGTTATAAAAGGAAATACTATCATTAGTATAAGGTGGTCTCCGCGCTGGGTATTCTGCCACTGTGTTTTTAGGATGTGTTGTATATGAAGAAACCTCATTCGGCCAAGTAGCTTGTAATTTAGCAATTATTGCTTGACCTTGTGTTGTACCTATTGCATAATCTTCTCTTGCTAAACTTCCACCCATATAGGTTTTATCAAGTACGTTTGTTTCATTTACTTCCCTAGTAACATCAATCTGAGCTTTAATAGAACCAAACTGCTCATGATAAATTTTTAAAACTTTATTTTCTGATGCACTGGTATTTAAAGTAGAATCATTATTTACTTCAGAGGGACTTTCGATAGTAATATTATCTATTGAAAGTGTAGTAGTATAACCTGATGGTGATTCTAAATTTTCAGTGTGTGTATATGTAAATGCCATTATGATAGTCCTGTTATTGCTATTGTGTGTGTATCGTTATTACTAGGTGTAGTGTTAATACCAAAGTAATTAGAGTATGATTGATTTGTGTTCCAGGATAAAAATGCTCTAGTGTAACTACCACCGTCAGTAAAGGATAAAGTTGCACTACTAATTGGTAATGTTAAATCAGGAGTTCCTGAATTATCAGATTGGTCTAAATAAATCTCAACAGCCGTAAACCCTGTTTTGGTCCATGAAGTTCCGTGGTCAGGACTATGGTCTTCAAGCGATATACTAAAAGCAGAACTTACGGTTGACGAATTAGTACTGGAAAAATAAGCACTTTTTATCTGTATATCATTTGTATTTCTAGTAAGGCCGCCAAATCTAATAGGACCACTATTTGGAAATGTTGCATCACCTAGTGTATCATCTATTCCTGCAAAATTGGTGTCGGTGACCATATAGCCACTATAATAGTAGGTAGTATAACCTGCAGTAAACCCCCAATAATCAGGCAATATAGTAGTAGTATGGGTAATTATCTGAGGTACAAAAGTCTTACTATAAAAATCAGAAAATTTAATCTCTGCAGGAGGACTGCCTTCTTCTGGGATTCCTGTTACATTACCTATAACATCACCATTTTTATAATAGTCGGATATAGCAACGTTAAGATTATCAGCACCGGTCATTTCTTCTGCAATACCCGTATTAAGTGTAGTAGTTGTAGTACCAGATATAATTTCTACATCATAACTAGTACCAGCACTAGGAGTACCTAGGGACGTTATCGCATTATATACAGTTCCAGAACTTCCATGCCATTCCCACCAGCTATTTCCAGCTTCGTTTTGGTCATAGGCTAAATCAGTTCTATTTATTGTTACTGCAGTTCCACCATTAGTTGTAATTTTAATCTTTTCAAAAGTATTATCACTATTAGTAACACTAGAGCCTGATAGCGCAAAACAAAAAACTCTATTGCTTGCATTGGGCGGAGGTGATGCATCGGGTAAGCCCCAAGTAAGTATTTTTATTGTCCTAGAGATTAATCCAGCATCTGAATATGAAGTAGAACCTAGACTTCCGTATGCACTAGTGCTGGTAAATTTTCTAAATTCATTGGCTGCTAATGGAGCATTCATTGGCCATCTCTGATGAATATAACTACTAGAAAAGTTACTAGCCGCAGAGTTAAATCCATACATATCACCTTTCCAGACTTCGGTCGCTATATAGCTGCCATCTTCATTTTGTTCTACATTTTGTATCATTGACATTAACGCATCAAGACCAGTTGTCATAGTAGTATCGAGCAACTGTGTCTCTACCGTAGTAGAAGGATTAGTATCATTTAATCCTTGTAATTTTATTTCACTTCCTGAGGCTACTAAGGTCATTTAATAATCTCCGTAATTAAATCTTCAAACTGTTCTATCTTCTCTACTCTATTGGGCCAAAGAATATACTCTTTTTCTGGATTCTTCTTTAAATTGCTTAATAGGGGTAAGATACTATTATATAGTTTGTTTAATTTATCTTCTAGTTGTTGTACGTTAGCAGATGCTGTTGAAGCTTCAGTCTTTACACTTTGGACTGCTTCTAGTTCGTGTTCATCTACTGCTGTAAAGCCGAAGTCAAAATCTAATAAATCGTTGCTCATATTTAATCCTCTATTAAACTATTTATAAGGTTTTTATCTTCTTTTCTGTGGTTTTGTTTCTTTTTATTTGGTATAACCCTGTGGTTAAATGGCAGGTCTGTATCCCATAATACTTTATGGTATCTAGTTTTTATTTTCTTTGGCTTTTGAGGCGTTCGTATTTTCTTCGCCATCTTCATCTCCATGTTCAACTTTTTTATTTTTCTTACCAAAGATAGCATCATAGTTATCCAGATATTTTTTACTTGTTATCTTTGTTTGTATACTGTCACCAGTTACATCATTCTTTGTTACCAATTGTGTACTACTCCTGACATGATAAAGAAGCATGTTATAAAATTAACTAGTACTATTATAGTTCTAATCAGTGCAATAACATCTGCTTCTTTATTAGATTTACCTTCTTTTTCTCCAAGTGATTTGGCCCAAAGTCTCCAAGCCTTACTTAGTATTCCAAACAATTTCAATGCCTCGGCTAACTAATTCGTTTTGGCATTTCTGTTTAATCTTAGGCTTACCATTAGAACTATTGATATAATCAAATAATTCTTGCTTAGGGGTTGACTTCATATAGAAGTTTTCTGTTTTGTTTTTTCCCGTTTTTTTATCTCTTACGGTTTGAGATGGTTTAAATTTTATTGGCATTATATCTCCCCGACTATGTGTTTATATATATCTTTCCATTTCCAATACCTTGGAATGTTTCCTTCATAATAAGCATTATGTTCATGAGCCACAAGTATTGATTCAAGTCCGAATCTTTTACCTACTTCAGCATTCTCTACTTTATCTTCTACCCAGAAACATTCTGTACCTTGATATTGTTTTAGTACTTCATCTTTATCAGCACCACATCCAAGATAGATATAATCATCAAATAATTCTTTTCCAAAAAGTAATTCTAAATTTTGAGTTCTTAATCTTTGAGCATACTTGTTATCACTTAAAGATGTAATGCAATGAAATCTATAACCATGTAACATATTAAGTCTTTTCATGTAATAGACTGCATCTCTTAATGGTGGTAAGAAAGCAATTGCGGCAGACTCATTAAACTCTTCAACACATTTCTTACTAAACTCTCTTGTTAAGTTAAATCTTTTTGCAACATTGTACTCATCATACTTACTGGTAGGATATCCTTTATGGTTCATCCATTGTGTGAATGAATATTCCCAGTCGCAGAGAACTCCATCACAATCTACTAAAATTATATTTTCTTTCATTCTATCTCCTAACATCTTAATGAAAGACCCTTTCCTTGCCATTAATAACAAGATGGTCTATATGTACGTTACCTCTTGGGTCCATGATTCCATGTTTTACTAACATTTCACATAGTCTATCCCAAGCATCATCTTCTTTAGATATAGCAAGTTCCACCATTTCTGGTAGTGGTAATGGAAGATAGACTTTACAGCCTTTCTTACTAACTAATCTTCCTACTATTTTATTCTTCATATCTATCTCTTTTTATACTAATATTATACTACACTTTCTAGTAAATGTAAAGTGTTTTTTTAAATTTATTTAAAGTATTTTATTAACATTTCAAGCTTGTCGTGATATTCAGCCATTAACCCTAGTTCTTTTTCTAGTGTTTCCATTTGGTCTGAATGTTCACCAACAGATACTTGATTACTTAAGATGATTTCGGCATTCATTTTATGTTTTTCTGCCTGCGCTTCCATATACTTCATAGAAGTCGCTACCATTTGGTCTCTAAAGTTTTTCATATTATCTCCCGAATACATTTTCCATGCGTTTTTCTTTTTGATACTGTTTAATAGTATCCCATAATTTATCAGTCCAGTTATCTCTGTGCTCGATAAAAACTTGTGGGTCCTCATTATCTACTGCAATCATAATCACAAGTTGAGTAATTGGCATCCCTGTTCTTTCTTCCCACATGATTGCATACGCTGCACATTGTAAGAAGTAACCAGTAATCCATTCTTTCTTTTTAGGCTTACGTGATGTTTTATAATCAATGATAGAGTTTACCCCATTCCATACACCAACACAGTCTACTCTACCAGCTAGTTCTAAGTGTTGTGAATATAAAGGTGCCTCTTGTGAATAAACTTTATCTAGGTTATTATCTAGTATATGTTTTACATCTTGAAAGGATTGGATAATATGAGGCATATAACCTTCGGTATAGTTCGGGTCATTATCTACATACTTTTCAAGTATTGCGTGGACGGCTGTACCTCTACTTGAGGCAACTCTACTAATCTTGTTTGCCTCTTTTTCACCTACTCGCGCTCTCCACGCTTGTATTGCCTCTCTACTTAATATAGAAAGAACCGTGGTGACACTAGGGTATTGTTCGCCGTCCGGCGTCTTATATACTCTTCCTTTTCCTTCGGAAGTGGTCGCTGTTAAATCTTCATAACCTAAATCAATTGGTTCATGTATAAAGCTCATAGTTTCTCCTGGTCTACTAAATCTTTTGTCATTAAGAAATCACGTACTAGTCCAGACCTAACAATGTCTTCCCATGTAAAATCAATAATATCAAAATACTTCATATGTTTAAGAATGTAAAGAAACTTATCCAAGCCTTCTTTATCATTAGTGTGTTTAAAATCTGATTGATAATGGTCACCACATACTAGAATTTTAGTATTATTACCAAGTCGTGTTATAACCGAACATAATTCATGGTAGTTACAATTCTGTGCTTCATCAATTATAATAATAGCATTGTGAATAGTTAAACCTCTTATATAAGAAGTGGTAAGATATTCAACAGATTTCATTGTAACTAACTTATCCCATGCCGTAGGGTCTTCAAAGAGTTCGGTTGTAATTGCTTTATAAGGTGCCTTATAAGCTTCTTCTTTCTCTTCTTGTGTCCCTGGTAAGAATCCCATATCTCTGGTAGGTACTGCTGACCTAACAAATATAATTCTTTCATAGTTAGAACTTTTATCCAATACTTCTTCTAGTGCCAGATAAGAAGCAATAAATGTCTTACCAGTTCCTGCGGCACCTATTAGTGCTAGATTTTGTCCTGACTTATAAGAATCAAATACATTCTTCTGATTCGCAGTAAGAGGCTCTCTTGTGTGTAAGTGTTCTAGTCTTAACTTAGCTGGTAGTTTATTCATTTTGTTTTAATGTTCTTATGTAATGATTTAGGAATATTTGATTTAATTTTATCTTGCACTTCTTTCCAGCCATCTCCAGCTTTTTGTAATGCACCTTGAGAACCTTTAGATACTATTGCAGGTGCACCTACTTTTTGTTGGAGTTTTGGATTTTCTTCCAAGTACTCTTGTAATTTGGCATAACTCATAAAGACTGTCTCCACATCTTCACCAGTTTTCTTATCTATAATATCATACAGCGGCATAATTAAACCATGATGGTACTTTGCGTTTAGTCCATTCCATTTTGAATCTTTCTTGTTTAGTTTTATAAAATGCACGATAAGACTTTACTGGGTCTTTGAACATACATTCTGGGTTAGAACCCATGGCCAATTTAAAAGGTGTATAGTCAGCCATTGGTATATTTTTGGGTAACAGACCTAGTTCTAGGCCTAGTAATTGTTCTGTCTTATGTATCTTACCATACCGATAAGTGTATTCTCTACATAGAGCAATGAAGTGTTGATAATGCCATCTGTAATTAGAAGAGGATTCCCTAGACCAAACAGTACATGGATGGTTCATATGAACAGCCTTGTACAATAGATTTTCTCTGTGTCCGTCTAGTTTCCAATACTTTACGTTTGTCTTACCTGACTTAGACTTTCTTGTTTCTATAGAGCCGTCAAGCATTCTGTGCACAGTAGACAGCATCTGTGCTGATTCTACAATCATTTTGACCACGTGTTTATCACATTGGTCTTGGGCCGCTTTGACTGGGTCTTCGTGTAAAATAAATATATTCATAATATAACCTGGTTTACTTTTTTCTTTCTTAGAGTAGTATTATACTACATATCCGATAAAAAGTAAACCCCTTTTTGAAAGTTTTTTCTCAAAGGGGCCACTTCATAAACCTCCTACTTAACTGGCAGCTTGCATAAATCGTATGGTTTCAGTTATATAATCTACTTTCTTTTGCATCTTATATGCTAAATCCGATTTACCTTTCTTTAATAATCTCTTCTGATAGTATAATGTCTCTCGTTTATCACGTTTAAGACGTTCAATTTCTTTACTCATAGATAGCTCCTTTAAATAAGTTGAAATTAAAACCATCATATAGAACACTCTACTTTGTTATCAAACCAGGAAATGCATCCTGACAAAGCTTCTTAGTGATACCAGTATATTTCATCTTCTTATCTTTCGCCAATACTAGCATTTCAGCCTCTGAAGCATGTAAGGACTCCAATAGCTGAATAAACATTGTTTCTCTTTTGATAGGGTTGACTGCGCGTCCAGTTGGGCCGTTAAAGAAAAATTTAAACCTAGTGTATCTTTTCTCTAGCCTAGAAATATTTTTACCTGCTGGTGCATCATCTGGCTCGTAAGGCGGTGCGCCTGTTGGTAATAGACAACTAATACTTTCATCATAGTTGATTCTGATTAAGTCCTTCATTGCTGGACTTTGATTTTGTCTGAGATAATTAACTCTCTCTTTTTTAGTTTTTAATTTACTTGCCTCAGTAAATATTTCACTTAGTAATCTTTTCATTGTTGTAAAATTCCTCCACTACTTCAATCAATAATTTGCATCTTTTCTTAATAAGATAATTTAGAACTTTCATCCTCATAGGAAGTTTTTGTTCATCATAGTTATTTATAATACTTTTTTGGATACCTTCTGGTATTTCAGTTAAGTCTATAAGTTTTTTGTTTCTTTGATAGTTACGATATAGTTCCTCAGGCATTAGATGTCTTAGGTTTTCTGCACCTTGAATCCAATCATCTATTCTAGTCTGACGTAAAGGAGTTTGTTTTGCACCTTCTGTAATAAATGTATCGTCATTAGATAATACGTTTGGAATACCATCTCCACTATCTCCTCTAAAGATATGATTCCAAAGATAAGTTACTGGGTTTTCATCTAGTACTTGTTTCTTTTGAATAGGAGAGAATTGCTTGATGTTCTTATATCTCTGTAATTGGATAAAGTCTTTATCGGATGAAATAATCATAACTGGTTCATGTTGGCCAAACTCTTGGGTATTCATTGCAAGAGTACCGATAATATCATCTGCCTCACAGCCTTCCATATGTAATACTTTATAAGGTAAGTTTTCTGCAATCTCTTCTCTTACTAGATTTAATATTCTAAAGATTTCATTCCAATCTGTACCAGTATCTTCACTACGGCCCTTTCTACGATTTGCTTTATACTCTGGGAAGTATTCTCTTCGCCAAGTATTCATGCCATCAGCACAGATAACCATCTGCCCGTATTCACCCCTATACTTTTTATTATACATTCTAATACTATTCAGTATCATGTGTCTTATCATATCTTCATCATTTAATTTTTGCACTATGATATTAGAAAGTGCAATCTGATTGTAATCAAGTAGTATCATTATCTGGCTCTTCATCCTTAGGCGTTGTATGTGCCTGTTGTAGTTTTTTAAGTTTAATATAGAGTTTATCCATATCTTTTTGAATACTATGGGGTAGGTCAATATATCTAAGTAACATGGCATAGACTAGGTTTGCAATAACAAAAGCATCTCTACTCTCGCAGTACTGTTCATCACGAATATCAAAACCTTCTAACCAACCTAAGTCCATATCTAAGATTTCATACTCCATCATACTTACCATATGCTGAGATATCTCCATTGATTCACCTATAATGGTTTCAACGACTGTTGGATGTTCTCCATCTTTATTAGTTGTTATCTCTTTTCCTGTCGGAAACTGTATTAATTTTCCCATAATATGTATATTATACTACATTTCCTTGTGCTTGTAAAGTGTTTTTTATAAGTTTTTTACAGCATTTCCGCCTAATCTTATCTGAATAATACCATTATAGTAATCATCAGTAAGTAATACATCACGGTCAAACTGTTCTTTAGCCTCTAGGTAAGCGCATTCTCCCTTGGTCTTACATAGATGGATAATCTCTCTATTAAAATTATCTTCTCCGTACTTATCTATATCTTCTTGCAGGTGTTTACTGGAACCCCAATACTTTCTCCAATCAGATTCGACCAAGAGTTTCTTACGGCGTTTTCTTTTCTTTGTTATGGGTAGAGTTTTCTGACTCCAAAAGAACTTCTTTCCAATATACTTCTGGTCTGTTGTCTTGTTGGTTATCAGATAAACAAAACCGTACGCGTCTTTGGGATTGAAGTCTTCTGGAGTTAACCATTCTGTGCCTTGATAATGCCATTCGTTCATACTTATATTTAGTAGTTAAAATTTAGTTCTGCAATCTCTTCAGATTCAGTTGCAGTACCACATATTGGACAATATACCGGTTTAGGTTTTTCTTCTTCTAAGAAATTTATTTGAGTTTTTGCATAACACATTTCGCAGTTGTGTGTATACCAATGATTTGGGTCATGAGGACTAGACATTGTTGGATACCCATTCTTTTAGTTCCTGAAATCCTCCGATATTATCTTCTTGGATTCGAATCTGTGGAAAGGTTCTTGCATCAGGAAAAGTTTGAAATAAGTCGTCCCTATTAAACTCTTTCCCTAGTGATTTATATACATAATTTAATTTGTGTTCTGTTACTAAGTTTACTGCCATTACACAGTACGGGCAATTATCTTTACCCCATATTTCTATATTCAATTTACTACTCCATTGATTATCCAAAATGATAACAACATAAACCCAAACACTGCAACCTGTATGATTGCGGCCCAGAATATTTGCTTCATCGGATGTACTTCCGTTAATTTTTCTATAATGTCTTCACTTGGTGAAAGATTTACCACCTGTAATACTTTTTCAGGTTTTGTAAACCATGGTATATGTATCATAAACTCATTCCTGATAATGTTGACGAGTCAACATCTTGTTTTACCCCACCAGTTACATAAGAAGTTATTTCAGTTTCTTGTGGTGCCACTTGGACATTACCACCACCAATCCATTTCTCTGTCCATGGTAAAGGATTCATTTTACTTACTGTATAAGGACATGGCAAACTTAGAGCCCTCATCCTTTTACAACCTATCCATTCTATATAGTCTTTTAGAATACTTGTGTTAAGACCAATCATAGAACCATCTTTAAAGAGATAATCAGCCCACTGCTTTTCTTGTTCTATAACAGATTCAAATAATCTAACTACATCAGGTTCCATTTCTTTTGCAATCTTTGCAAAGTCTTTATCTTCTTTTACTAGATTTTTTAACATAACTGTAGTAGACGCGAGGTGGACATTTTCATCACGTGCAATAAATTTAATAATCTTTGCATTACCTTCCATCTTTTTAAGTTCGGCGAATGCCCAACTACAAGCAAATGATACATAGAACCTAATACCCTCTAAAGCATTGGCACTTAACATAGCCATATATAGGGAACGCTTATGGTCCATCTTATTAGTTGGGCCATGGTTTGCATCTATTAAGTCATCATAGTATCGTGCGATGTCTTTACCACAATCAAGTATTTCTTTTACATCTAAGAGACCATCAAATATAATAGAAGGATTACTATAGATGTTTCTAATAATATGAGTATAGCTTCTGCTGTGGATAGTCTCAAAGAAAGACCAGGTTTCAATCCAGTTTTCAACTTCTGGTAATGAAGCGATAGGTAAGAAAGCCATATTAGGAGCTCTACCCTGAACAGAATCAAGTAGAATTTGCCTTTTAAGGTTAGATGTGAAAATATGTTGTTCATGTTCAGTAAGTCCTTCAAAGTCTTTTTTATCTTTTGAAATATCTACCTCTTCGGGTCTCCAAAAGAATCCAAGTTGTTTTTCTGTAATCTTATCTAGTTGAGGATATTTTAATATATCGAATCTTTGCACGTCTACTGCTTCATCTAAAAACATATTCTTATCCATGTGGGATTTTCTATTCTTCTTCAATACTGCCATTCACTTTTCCTTTTTTTCTAAATCTTTTATTATAACCTTTTTTAATACTCTTAGTAACACCCGGCTTTGATAAATAACAATAAAAATTACGAGCACTAGTTAGAGCATCCCATTCAGCCCCACCCTTTAAGGGGATTCTTTCTTTCTTCATATCTTACAACTATCGCAATCATCTTCATCAATGATTGTCTGTTCTAATTCTGGCAGTTCTTCTTTCATTTCTCCAGACCCATCATAAGTATTAAAGTAATATAGTTGTTTTAATCCATACTTATACGCTGTTACTAAATCTTGCAACATGACTGACATAGGTATTTTATTATCCTCATAATGTTCTGGGTTGTAAGAAGTATTAACACTAATACCCTGGTCAACATACTTCTGTAAGATAGCACATATCTTAAGATAACCATCTGGAGATTTCTGGTCCCATAGTAGGTCATATTTATTTCTAAGATAATGATAACCAGGTACTACTTGGGCCAGAACCCCATCTTTACTTTGTTTGTACGATACTAAAGCACGAGGTGGTTCAATACCATTCGTACTATTAGAGATTTGTGCAGATGTTTCAGCCGGCATTAATGCCATGAGAGTACTATTCCGAATACCCGTGGTTTTGAGTTGAGTTCTCAGCTCGTCCCAAGGTAGTCTTTCTTTATGCTCTATTAAATTATCTACTGCACTCTTATATGTAGTATTTGGCGTATCTCCAAACGCGTATTTTGTCTG